TTTCCATTTGTCAATATGTTTCTTATGTTTTCTCATGACAGCTTTTACATTTTCTTTAATTACATTTTCACCAAGTTCTGAGAATGTATCTTCAATTTCATCTTCATCCATAAGATAAGCATCTGATTTTAAAAGTTTAATTATGTTTTTATAATCACCTGATATATCAGCTGTTGTTCGTCCAGTTTGTTTGATTTTAACTTTAAACTTTTTTTCTAGTTTTTTAGTTAAACTAGAATCTCCGATATAGTCAACATCAACAGTGCCTTTACCTGATTTTTTTAATCCTTCGTTAACTGATTCAAATTTTACGTTTAACCTTTTAGCATGTTTCTTTAATAAGTCTTTGACTTTCATATTTTTGTTTTTTGGATTTGCAAACTCATCTGCTAATTCATCGTCTGATAATATATGCATATCTAATACTTCATCAAAGTCTTGACCTTCTTTAGAACCTACTTTCTTATTACCAATTTTCTTTAACATTACTTTCAGTTGTGCTTGTGCTTTTGCTCTTTCTTTTGGGTCTCTATCTTTAATACCAATAGCCATTGTACCTTCATTAACAGATTCATTAGCCAATCTTAAGGCTTGTTTTACCATAGGGTCATTAGCTAAACCTTTTTTAAATGCCTCAATTCTTTTATAAGCACCGGTCATATTACCACCCATTGACAAAGCAATATCCACTGCCTTTGTAATCTCAGCAGGTTTAAATTTACTTCTGTATTTTTCTCTTAGTTCTTTAAATTTCATTTTGCAGTCCTCATTGCATCTTTAGCTTCTTTTTTATCGTATCCATAAGTTCCTACTAACCATTGCTCTAAAGCTTTAGGCTCTCCTTCAACAGTTACTTCCATTTTACTTTTGTTCCAGTTGACTATAAAAACATCTTCTTCCTGCCAATCAGCTTGATGTTTTCTTGGGTCTCCCATATCAAAGTCCAATTTAAGTTTTTTAACTTTGGCTTCTCTTAATTGAAAAAACGTTTTCATTTTATCCTCTTACTTTTGCGGCTAAGTCTTTATCTGCCTTACCCCATGTTCCTTTTGATTTTGTTACAAATGAATTAACTCTTGCTAACCCCCATTGTATTGCAGTAGTTCCAGGCCTATGACCTGTCTTCCATGCTGCTACTCCTCTATTAAATACTTGTCTTAATATACCTAACGGCATACCTGACTTATCTGCTTTTTTCTTTAAAGCAGTATCTGTTCCTTTTGCTTCGACCATAAAATCTTCGAATGTAATATGTTCTGCCATTTCACCAAACATTTGTTTAAATTTCTTTGTATGTTTAGATGGCTTTGTTTTTGCCGAAGCATCACCAGGAGCAGGCTTATATGCTGCTGGATTATCATCATCCATTTTAGCTTGTTTTTTAAACTGAGCATCTCTTTTTACTTTTGTAGACTTTGATAGTCCTGTATGATATGATGCAGGTTGTGAACCTTTTCTTTTTCCAATATCTTTATCTTGTCTTTCTTTTACTAATTTAGCGAAAGGTGTATTTTTAAGTAAGTATTGTGTATACTCATCAGTTCCTATTTCATTATATTCTACTATTGCAACATTATCTAACCAATGTCTTTTCTTACCATTTTCTGTTTCAACTATAACATAGTTAGTTCCACATACAACAATTTCACCAAATTCAGAGCTTTCTTTTATTTTTACAATATCTCCTTGTTGAAAAAGATTACCACTTACATATTCTTCTCTTACTTCTGAAACAACAGGTAAATCAACATGTTGTCTAAAAGTACTTTCTTGTTTCAATCCCATACCTTTACGTACAGCATTAAACAAATCATTTGGATTAAACCCAGCTGGTAACCCTTTCGCGAAACCAGCTAAGTCGTTTTGTTGAGCGGTCATGCGCATTTTAGAAGCAGACATTCCAGTTGCACCTTCTGCATCTGGGTCTCTTTCTCCTGCGCTTACTACATTAATTGCACCTTCGAAATTGTAAAAGCCATGTTTAGCTTGTTTACCATTATATTTGTTTAATAATATATTAAACTCTTTTACACGGTCACTACCTGCAACCATGTTTAATTTGGTAAAGCCTTGGTCATACAATTTTACTGCTACATCGAGTACTGTACGAATATCTTTATCAGCCATTACATTACGAGCATGCTTTGGAAACATCTTACGTAAGAATTTTATTTTGTCTTTAAATTGAAGAGGATTCTTTTTTGCATCAACAGATTTAGATGCATATATGCGATATGAACCACCACGTGATTGTTTCTTTAGTGCTTCAAATAGTTTCTCATGACCTATTGTAGGCGGATTGAATCGCCCAAATACGAATGAAACTTCTTTTGTGTTTTCAGTTAAATAATCACTGAATGATTTAATTGTCATTTATCCTCGGTTCCCATTTAGCCTGGATTATCCCAGCCTTTTATAATATCTTTGCTGAAGTTATTAGTTGAAAATTCTAATCTATCAACTAACTTAACAGCGCCACCTTCCATTCGGTCTATAGCAACAAAACCTTCTACGTTGGTTACTTTAAACCCGGATTTAGTTTTTACAAATGTTCCCATTTTACTGAGAGTATTTAGTTTATTTATAATAATTAATTTGCTATCTGTAACTAAATTATGTAAATCGAATACATTTTTTAAGTTTTTTAGATTACTTGAACTAAAAAAGGATAATAATTCATCTCTTTTAGTTATTTGTATATCTTTTCCTTTTTGTGATGTACGTTTGTCGATTTGTTTTTGATATCTATCAGTCACAAATTGTATTAAACCTTTCGCATGTTTTGATGTATCTGTAATTCTTTGGCCTTTTCTTACCATTGAATTATTATATACATTAATTACTAGGTTTAATTCTTTGTTTGATTCGATTTCTTTTAATGTTTTAGAAGCAATCTTTTGAAATATTTTACCAGCATCAGATAACTTTTTACTAAGTAATAATGATTCTGCCTTTGTTAATGTTGCAGTTCCACTTACATCTTTTAATGTAGCATCATCCATCCAAACATCATTTGATTTTTTAAGTTTAGTTACAATGTCTTTACCAAAAGATGCAGACATTGTTTCGAATGATGAACCACTATAAGATGTATGCCAAATAATACCAATCTTTGCTCTTTGTATTTCTTTCGCTAATGGCGTAGTAAGAGGTACAGCATAGAGGATAGTATTAGGATGGAAAGTAATATGTCCAACTCCATTTATTTTCTCCTTTTTTAAATCACTTGAATCAAACATAAAGTCGCCTTGTATCACATCTTTAATGCCAAGGCCTTTTAAATGGTCGAATGCAAGTTTTAATTTTTTAGATAAGTCACCTGATGTATCTGCATCAATATCAGCATGATTTTTATATACTTTTGGATTTGCATTAAATATACCTTTTTTTGCTACAAAGAATTGACCATCTCTCGGGTCTTCTCCAGCAAATACGGCGGGGGCTCCGTCCCACTTTACAGTAATGTCTATTGGTGCTTTTGCATTACCGCTCAACATATCCCTCATTGACCTAAGCGCTAGGATAGCTTGGCGAGCCCCCTTAACTCCGCCGTCAAGAATTAAATCCTCAATATGTGTCATATGAGTATTTTTACCTGCGGCTTCTGATAAGTAGTTAGTTAGTGATTTCATTATTTTCCTGCTTTTACATATGCACTTGATTCTGATAATTCAGAACCTGCATAGTTAATAAAATTTGTAATTGTATCATTTAATTTTGTACCACCTAATTTTTCTAATTGATAAGCTACCATCGTAATAGCAAATTTAGATGATATCCATTGTCCATCTTTTTCTTTTAAATTCTTTTTAAATTCTTCATAAGAAACATTATTATAAAAATAATTAAAATATGTATAATATTCTTTTATTGCTCTTTCATCGCCTTTATCCATTTTTTTAGCTTGTTTAACAATATATGCAGTGTGAGGTTTTAATCCATATTGACGGCCATTTCTAACTAAATAGTCATGCATAATTCCCCATGACAATCCTCCGCCTCTTGCTTTACCGCCTTTAATTTCAGCTTTAATATTTCCAAACTGTTTATTATCTTTAAACATTAATATGCCAGAGCTATAAATTAGTGAACCGTTTTTAGCAGACCAATAGTTTCCACCTTTTGTTTCTAATTCAAAGCGTATATATTTGTATTTTTTTAATGAAGACACATCGACATTATATTCTTTTATTGGAACATTTTTAGTCATAGGACCTTTAAGAGATATACCAATTAATTTTTTATCTACAAAATTTTCTAATATGTTATTATTTAATGATTTAATATTTGACGCATCAAGCGATTCTACATTAAATCCTTTGTCTATTGCCCACACATCTCCTGGATTCCATTTATCATCTTTAAGTTTAGTTAATCCCATATTTTTATATGCTTCATTTTTCTTAGCATATATACGTATCATTTCTGAACTACCTCGATGTATGGTCATTCCTTTTTTAACATAACCTTTTTTTATTAGTTCTTTCGAAATATTATATGATGATAATATCCAGGCATCTGGCATATCAGATAATTCATTCCATGATGCATCAACGTTTGCTAGATTGTAAGCATTTTTTAATATATCATTAGTAAAAAATTCTAATGGCTGGTTATAACCATGCTCTAACATCGCATGTATCATTACAGCATTATGAGATTCATTTCTTTTTGTATCTTTGGTACCACTTCCTGCGCCGCCGCCTCCGCCACCAAATACTTTTGATTTAGCTAATTGATTTGACATATAGGTGCCTGAATCTGTTTCTAATGGAAATCCTTTTTTACCGTAATGTAATGGATTTTTTTTAAAATTAGCTATGTGAATTAAAGCAGCTTCTATATTTGTTACAACAATAGAACCACCTTTTGCCAATTCTAATGGCTTTTTTTGTACAACTAATTGTTTAAGAATATCAATTCTTGCTTTTCCAGTTTTTGAATTATTTGCATCTAATTGTGCAGGAGTTAAAGCCACTGCTTCAATAATAATATCTTTGTTTATAAAAGTTTTAAGGCTTTTCATAGTACTCCTAGAAAAATTAATTTATACTATTTATAAACTTTTAATGTTTAAAAAATTTATTTGGAACAATATCACCATTTAATTTAATGGATATAATTCTTTCGTCAATTAATTTTCTTACTGTTCTTTCACAACCTTCTTTAATACCAATTTGAAATGATTGATATGCACAAGCACCAATCATAATAAAGAAAATAATATATTCCATTATAGGTATACCTTTTCAACCCAAACTTGATATCCTTTTTCTTTCATTTTACTGGCAAAAGCTGCAGCAGATTCCTCTAGTTCATAGAGATATTCAGCTACAACCTTTTGATTTTTCTTAGCTATTATTTTATAAGCTTTATCTTTGGTAGACATAGACATCCATTTTCTCCGCAAATTTAAGAGGTAATGATTGGTCAAAAGCTCTAGGATGTCTTCCTAATGCTTTTGCAAACTTAGTTCTAGGACCTCTTGCTTGGCACTTAACATAGTACCTAGGAAGCTTTGTTGGTTGTTTTACAGAATAACCATTTTCAAATCTAATTTTAGACCATTTTTCATTATCTTTTGCGTGTTTATTAACTATACTTATAGTCTTTCTAAGTGTTTTTAATTCAAGCATATCGCCTGCGCTTTCTGTATGTACTGTCATGACATAACTAGTTGTTCTTGTATTTTTCATATTAATGTAATGGCCTCCCGCCTAAAGTTTCAATTTCAAATTCACCTGGTATATTGTGACCAGTTCTTACTCTGACTGATTCACATAATTTATCCCAGGATTCGTTTATGGTTTTTGGATTTTTATCTTTGGCCCAAGTCATTTCAACCAGGTCCAATTCAATTTCTACAGGTATGTTTGTAGCAAGATGTGTTAGTGATAATATGTTTTTCATTGTGGACCCTCCGGCATAGCTTCGAATCTTTTAGTTATTAAAGATTCTACAGCCCAGTTTCTGTCGGTCATTCCAACTCTCATATCCCAGGATTCACAAATACCTGGTTTCATTCCACCATCTAATTCTCTTAGAATTTGGCTAGTGGACATTTGCTCTACATCCTCTGCAATTCTTTCGAGGATTTGTTCGTTTATGTGATGTGACATTTATATTCTCCTTATCAATTTATAGTTATATTATACCATAGTACATCGCAAATGTACACCCTTTTTGTGAAAAAAAGTATATAAATTTTATATATATTTTTGAATAAAAGGGGAGTATGAAACTCCCCCACGAATTGTCATTATTAAAAGGTTATTATACTTCCTTTTTTACAAAAGTGTAAATACCATAAGCAAGGGCTACCCAAGCTACTAAGTCAACTAAGCCACCTAATAGTAGGTAAGATAATGATAGACCGACAATAAGTCCGCCGTCCCAAGATGTTCTTTCTGACCATCTTGCCATTACCCAAGCTTTTGCGTTATTTAACATATTCATATAGTTCTCCTTTATATTTTAAAGTCAGCAAACGAGTCATTGCTTTCGCGTTCACCAAACTTGTTAATCGGCTTATCTGGCACCATGTCTGACATAATGTCTGATTGAGCCGACTCCTCTACATCATATAGTTTCATGCGGGAACGATCGACGCCTACCACAAACCTGCGATATTTCGTCGGGTCGTTATAACGATTCTTCAATTGTTTTACCATTATCTGGCCTAATTCTTCAAGTTCCTCTGTTGATATAAGAGCAAACATTAAATCAGCCGTTGCTGGTAAACCAAATGATTCAGATGTATCCTCTAGACCAACATCAGTATTACTGAAACCAGACCTCGTGGTCTGAGTTGCCGATACTATCGGTACATTGAATTCCACAGCTAAACCACGGAGTTCTTCCGCTATAGCTTTTATATAAGTATAACTATTTATACTTCCGCCCATGCCTTTCATACGACTTGATGCACAAATATTTAAATAGTCAATATATATCATATCAGGACTAAAGTTCTTTTTCAATCTTAATTCATTGAGTAAAGCCCTGAAATGACCTGTATGTGCAGAACCTGTAGGATATTCTTTTACTATAAGTTTACCTACTGATGCTTTTGCAATCTTTCCAATCTTATCATCAAATACATTCTTAGGTAAAGACCCAAGAGATTCGATTGGTAAGTTCATTAGATTCGCATCAATTCTTTCTGCAATTCTTTCTTCAGCCATTTCCATTGTCACATACAAAACATTCTTTCCTTGACTTAGAACGCCAGCTGCACAATGACACATGAACAATGACTTACCTACACCTGTTCCGGCTAAGGCAATATTAAGTGTCTTATTAGGTAGACCACCTTTTGTTATTTTATTAAAATAATCTAAATCGAATGGTATTCTATCTTCCTTACGATTGTAAAATTCAAACCTTTCCTCTGAGTTATCAATATAATCATGACCTATTGCTTCATCGAAAGAAACACCTAAAGCTGTTGAAAGTATTTCAGGTATAGCACCTTCACTTCGTTCTTTATCTTTGCCATCAATAATTTGTATTGAATCCATGATGGCATTATATACTGCTCTTTCTTTACACCACTTTTCAGATTCATCTAATAGATAATCAGTATCGATATCTGATTTAGTAGCAATTTCATTGATTAACCTGGAAGCATTATTTAATATATCTTCAGGTGCATTTATTTTCTTTAACTCAAGGTCTAAAATTTTGGATGTTGGCAACTTATTATGTTTACCAACAAATCTGACAATCAGGTCGAATACCGTTCTATATGTACCTTCAAAATAATCTGGCTTCAGATAAGGTACTACTCTTCTACAATAATCTTCGTTATTAAGTAGATGATTGAGTATGTGTGTCGGTAGTTGATTCTCCAATATGTCCTCCATTTTCTAAACTATCTGTTATTATATATTGTAATACTGCACCAAGATAATTTTTAAAAGGTTCATCTTTATTTAATTCATCTATATTAAAATCAGCTGGGTCTTGTACTGTGTAGTTAAAACTTAGTGTAGCCATATCTAGATTTTCATCTTCTTTAATACCTACTTGTCCGTATATTACAGTTACATCTTTCCATGTTCCTGTCTTTAACTTTACACCATAAAAAGCACTATTCTCGTGTTCTACGATTGAGTAATCTTTATCAGTTACTGTATACATTAGCTTTCCATTTCAAGGTCAAGGTCAATATCAATCATTGGTCTATGGCCAATTGAATAATATGTTTTGACAAATTCTTTAAAATCTGTATCTTTAAAGATTGGTTCCCAGAACTTTTTCTTTAGAGTATCTTTTTCTCTTACTTTTGGTTCTAGTATTTCACCTGTCTTCATATCAACAGCAGCATACCAACCAACATTTGGTTTTGTTACATATCCACCTGCCATTGCAACTGTTAACAGACCACTATATTGTTCGATACCACCTTCCCATGATACTGAGATTGGCACTTTAGATTTTTCTTTTACAAACCTTGATTTCTCTACATTGATTACAAAGTGATATCCTTGAATCTCTGTACCTTTTTTATCTTGTTGTCTTCCAATAATCCAAATGTTATCAGCTGAGTAATAGATACCTGTACCGCCTGAAACAACTGCTTTAGGAAATAATCCAATTTCTTGATAAGTGTGGTTCACAGCAAGTAAAGGGATATTCTTCATAGTAAGATAAGGAGTGACCATTCTGAATAATCCCTTTAATGCTTTAGCTCTTGTCATATCAGCGACTGACTTTTCATTAAGAGCATCTTCCAACTCTTTCTTAGAGGCAAGGTTACCAATAGAATCAATAACAACTATGACCTTATCTCCTCTTTCGATATTTTCGAGTTGGCCCACTAAGTCAAACTTTAACTGTTCGACATCTGTGATTGGTGTATGTAATACTCTTGATGTATAAATACCAAATGATTCGAAATAAGATTGAGGTGACCCAAACTCTGAATCATAAAAAAGCATTACTGCATCTTCATGTTGTTTTAAATAGGCAGCACCCATTAGTAAAGCAAATGAAGTTTTAAAATGTTTAGATGGACCTGCTAGAACTGTAAGTCCTGATGTTAGTCCACCCTCAATATCGCCTGACAATGCAACATTAACCATTGGCACGTCTGTTGTAATGATATCTTTTTCAGCGAATAATTTCGACTTTGAAAGAATAGCAGTTTCTTTTACTTTACTATTCTTTTTTAATTTATCCATTATAGACATAATTATCTTCTCCTGGCTTTTGACGGCCTGTTGTATGCATCATTTATGCGTTGTAGTTTACGAGCTCTTGAAACAGCTTCTGCTTTTTTTCTTTTTCTTTTAGCAGTAGGTTTTTCATAGAACTCTCTATTTCGTACTTCTTGTACAATACCTGCTTTCTCACAGGCCTTTTTAAATTTTCTTAAAGCAATATCAAAAGGCATTTCCTTTTGTGGTCGCTTATCTCGTTTGTTTCGATTTGGCTTTGGCCTTAAATCAATACTTGGCATATAGTCACTCCTAGTTTTTTATTTT